GGTGGGTTCAAGTTTGAGAGATTTCTAACCGAAGCCCGGAATGTATGCAAGTTTAGTGATACACACCTAAATATCGTAAATGCTCTCGAAGATCTCTACAAAAATGATAACAAGCCATTTGAAGGTCTGATTGATAAACTAGTTAAGAAATCAGGCATTCCACGGTCTAAAGTTTCAGCATTTTTACGAATGGTCCGGTTGCGTGCCTTTGAGTTTTCTGATTCGCCTGTTAATAACAAACCTGTACAGCCTGAAAATAAATATAGGGTAATCAGAGCGAACTATGAAAACGACGATGACTGAAGCTGAAGACTTCGAAAAAACTGTTAAATTCAAAAGCAGCGAATTTGCCATTGTTGATGCAGAAGCTATAAAAGCTCTCAAAAACGCAGATATACCACTAATAGACAAAGCAATTTTTGTCGCGACAAAAGTTAGTCCCGAAGTCGACGTTGCTTGGCGCATAGCCGCAAGGTACGATGACGCGAAACTGAAGAGGCTTGTGATTGAACCAGCAGACGCTAATCAAACTCCGGATGCTGATCGAAATCTCGACGAGGCTCGCCTTGATGTTACTAAAGGCGAAGGCGATCCAGTAGCCAAAATTGCTAGGAAAATCGAAGGTGGCTTGGTAGCGAAGCGCAAATACCGAAATGAGGGAGAGAGTGCTACCGGAAATAATAAAGAACTCCTCTCTAATGGGCCAAGCATGACTAGCAAAATGGCCCAAAAAGGGTCTGTCGGTGCGAAAGGTGAGCGAGCCGGCATGAAAGGTGCTAAAAAAGGAGCCCGAAAGAGCCAGATGATGTCCCCCCGATCGAAGCCGTCTACTACGTTAGCTGCTTCATACCAAAGATCTGGTGATCCAATCTCGGAGTTTTTGCGTAAGGTGAAGAGCTCAGAAATCACCGACGATTATCTGAATCAATTGCCTAATAAAAGAGAAATGCGGGAAGCATTATCCAAATTACGCTCGATGTGGATTGCGGACGAGGTTGGGCAACAGATTGACTCCGACCTTCTCTGTGATTCTATTCGAGTTCTAGAAGAAGATTGGCAGTCATCTGCTAATAAACGAGTACAAGCTATAGAAGAGATGGTTTCTAGAGGGCTTGACAATATTTTGAGGGGATAATTTTGTCTGAACCAGAACAACAAAGCAACGACGACCTTCGTCAGTTGTTAGACGAATTAGAAAAAGATACTCCGATTGATTCCGTGGCCGAGTTTAAGAGCCCTAAAAGCTCAAAACCAAAAACTAAAGGTGATGGAACCATTGACATTAAGCCGCTCGTAAGGGGCAAGACTGCTCCTCCGCAGCTATCGTTTGGAAAAACTGAAGGGGATCTTTCGGAAGAATTTCAAAGTCAATTTCACAATTTAATCTCTAGATATAGCAAAATTTCAGACGAAATTCTGTTAACCTATGAGCGTGATAGGGATCAGGCACAAGAAGTCTTGGATCATTTCCTTAATACTTTGGCTACCGGAGGGAAAGTTCCTCGGGTTTATGTTGAAAAAATTGCAGACGTTATTAGATCGAAGAACGACATCGCCCAAACACCTATTAGAATGTTAGATGCGATTACTAAGTTCATGTCAGCTTCTAAGGGCAGCGACGCACTCAACCAGATGAATGTTTCATTCGATTCAAGCCAGTTGGCTAAGTTGCTTGAAACCTCCGGCTATGACGATGAGGGCGCTGTTTCATAATTATACGGGTAAATATATTTTGGAACAAATATGATTGACCCTGTTATTGCAAAAATTATCCAAAGATGCGCAAAGAGTCCGTCTTTCTTTATCGATAATTTTTGCAGGGTAAAGCATCCTAAATTAGGAATCATTCCGTTTAAACTGTTTAGTTATCAAAAGCGGTGTCTTAAAGAATTTCGGAACCATCGTTTTACGATTTTCCGGAAATGCAGGCAGTGTGGGATTAGTACTTTAACGGGCGGCTATGCTCTTTGGTACGCAATGTTCAAGAATAATCAAACCATTCTGATTGTTTCTAAGCGTGATGATGATGCAAAGGAATATTTAGGACGTAACGTCAAGTTTGCTTATAACAATCTTCCTCAGTGGATGAAAGATCTTTGGAAGCCAGAAATTATAAACGAGCATACGCTTGGATTTGCTAACGGCTCTGTTATCCGGTCTTTAACGTCTAGCCCTGACACTCTACGATCGAACGCCTCATCCTTAAACATTATTGATGAAGCCGCTTTCATTGACAAAATGGAGGATATGTGGGCTGGAGGCTACTCTTGTGTAAGACCAGAAACAGTTATTTCTTATGATGGAGTATTGTCTCAGATTGGTGATTTAGGAAATGTTGGAGGAGCGCAATGGCAGGATATCGATGTTGCTATTCAATCTGACAAAGGAATTGAACGATCGGATAGGTTTTATGTTAATGGCGTAGCTGATACTAATATTATTACTACGTCGTTGGGTTATGAGATTGAATGTACCGATAACCATCGTTTAAAAGACAAAAACTATAGTTGGGTTTATACACGAGATATCAATGTTGGTCAAAAATTGGCTCTAAAATGTGGCTCTGATTTCGATAGTAATTTTGATACTCATTTAGTTGGCGATGCTCAACACTGTCAAGCTTTTATTCAAGCCAAAAATGCAAATACAGTATCGGCAATTTGCAATCATTGTGGTAACTTAGATAACTTAAATTATCGAGCTTATAAGCGAAACTGGACTCGTAATAAGGGTAAATTTATTTGTCGTAAGTGCGGCCCGATGCTTAAAATGGGCCATGATTTCGTTAAACCTAAAATTTTAAAAGATGGATTGGCGGAAGTTATCGGGTATTATGTTGGAGATGGATCCTTAGCGGCAGGACGCGGTAGTAGGCTTAGATTGTGTTATGATCCTCAGGATCAAGATCTTTATGAGCACTTTGCTGAGTACTTTCGGAGTATTGGCTTAAATCCTTTACAACATAATGCGAATGGCGCTAAGGAGGTTAGAGTCGATAATTCGAGGTTTATAAAATGGTTTATTAAGAACGGTTTTAAATCTAAGACATCTGCCCGGGATGCTGAAGTACCAAGTGTTATATTAAAATCTTCTGTTAAAATTAGGCGGGCTTTTTTGAGGGGTCTATTTGAAGCTGACGGGTGGCTTTATAATTACAAGAATGCTTGTAGGCCTACTTCTAGACAATGGAGTTTAGGGTTTTCTTCTGTTTCTAAGAAACTGGCTAAACAAGTACAAAGTCTATTATTAGACTCTGGAATAATTGCGCGTCTTTCTAAATCTAAGGGCGGTTATGAGAATAGTAGCAATTCTTGGCGCTTAGAAATAATTAATATGGATCATATGATGCGTTTCATGCTTTTAATAGGCTTTATTTCTAAGCGCAAAAACATTACAATTGCCAAGAAAACTTCGATGGGGCCGATTAAGTATATAATCAATAATAATGGAATTTTTTATGATGAGATTGTTTCTAAAACCTCATCTCGTTCGATGACAGTCGACATCTCAGTTCCAACAAACAATACCTACATTGCTAATGGGTTTGTGTCCCACAATACCCTACAACACGGTGGTAATGTCATCGTTGTTAGTACACCAAAGGGTGTCGGTAACTGGTATTGGAAAACTTGGGCGGATGCCGTCGATAAAAGCAATGACTTTAACCCCATCATCATCGACTGGTGGGACATGGATTGGAAATTAAAATTCGCCGACGATATTTCTGGCATTACTACTACCATTGCCCCAACTAACGGGATCGTCGAGCTCGACGATCCCAAGGATATCGAAAAATACGGCCCGGGCCCCTACGGAAAGACATATTGGAGTCCATGGCTCGAAGGAGAGTACCGCAACCTTGCTACCAAAGGTGATGATAGTAAATTCCGCCAAGAAGTATTGGCAGAGTTTATTGGGTCTGGAAATACTGTCCTCAACCGTTTGGCGCTATCGGCCATTAATTCAACCGTAGACGATAAATGGACAACTTTCAAAGAGCCGGTTCCTTACATCAACCCAAGCGTTGGTGAGCATACATTTCTAGATTTCCAAGAGCTGTTATGGATCTGGAATAAACCATATACTCAGGAAGACGCTAGTAAAGTAGTCACAAAGGCCAACCTCAAGGAGATTCCACTCGAGGACATCTCATATCCCGACAGGATTCCGCATATTTATGTCCTCGGAGCCGACCCTTCGTCCGGCGAGGCAGAAGACTACTGCGGAATCCAAGTCTTCGACATCATTACTCAAGAGCAAGTAGCGGAGCTGAGGATTAAGGCCTTGCCAAAAACTTTTGCTAAAATGATCGACTATATTGGCCGTTGGTACAACAATGCTTTAGTTGTTTGCGAACGTACTGGTATTGGCCAGGCGGTATGCCAAGAGCTTGATCGCGACTTGATGTATCCAAACCTTTATCGTCATAGTAGGCAAGCCGCTAACTTAAAGACTAAGTATAGCCAGATTGGCTATCCCACATCTCGAACCACCAAGCCTATGTTGATTAAATATCTGATCGATAATGTAGGCCAGGATGGTTACCTAATTAAGTCCAGCCGGCTATATCACGAATTCTGCATTTTCATTCATCTTGGAAACAACCGCTATGGCAATGAACCTGGCGTTGGAAACACCGATGACGTCGCCATGGCCACATGTTTGTCTTTAGCCGGCATTCACGACGCCCTGATGCGAGATAACAGAAATCTAATTCCGCTACATAATACGGACATGGGTCCGGAAATGGCGACGAGTGTTGCTGATTCGTTTGGAAAGTTGCCCGGCAGGGTTTCTAAGGGATTGATGATTCCTTTTGGGTCTACGTCTGAAATGTACACTGGTAAGCCTAGTAAAACTGAAGAATTAGCCAAGTTTACTACTCAATTAGGCGGCTTACCGCTAAATAAAAATCCGGGGATGCCCAGCAGGAAGACCGATTCGGTGACTGCGAAAAAACATATCCTAAGGTACTTTAGGGGATAATATGAGTTGGCAATTATTTGATAGATTAGCCGCGTTTTTCAAGCAGGGGAACCTCTATAGGCGAGATAGCCTATTTATTGACCAGACTGCCTTAGATAAGATTACCTCTGGCGGCCAATTTTTAAACTTTGCTCATCAAAACGCGCTATTAGAACAGACTAACTTGCAAATTAACCGCCTGGAGCGATATAAAGATTTCGATCAGATGGACGAGGTAGGAGAAATCACTCTCGCCTTAGACCTTTATGCTGACGAAGCCAGCTTAGTCGACCCAGAATTAAAGCATACTATCACTATTAAGGCGAAAAGTCGGCGCGTTAAAAAGGCTCTTGAAGAGTTTTTCTATGATGACATCTTGATCGATAACATCATGCGTCCGTTAGTAAGGTATCTCTGCAAGTTTGGCGACATTGCC